TCGGGTATTAACAACGCACGCCGCACTGTCAAATTGACACCAAGTCAAGTTGCAATTGCCAAAAAGCTAGGTGTTCCTCTCGAGGAATACGCCAAGTACGTAAAGGAGTAAAACCATGTCAGACGTTAAAGTACCCGTACTCAATCGCAGTTCTCGCGGAACCGAATCCCGTGAGAAAGATGCGCGACGTAAGCCTTGGGCTCCTCCTTCGCGACTGGATGCGCCTCCCCCACCCATGGGATACAAGCACCGTTGGATTCGGGCTGAAGCCGGTGGTATGGACGACCGCACGAACATCTCCGGAAAGCTCCGCGAGGGGTATGAGCTGGTTCGTGGGGACGAGTACCCTGACTATCATGTTCCAACAGTAGAAGACGGCCGACATGCTGGCGTGATCAGCGTGGGAGGCCTGCTCCTTGCTCGCGTTCCTGTGGAAACTGTTGATGAGCGCAATGCGTATTACCGTAGTCGAGCGAACGACCAACTGCAAGCTGCCGACAATGAGCTGATGAAAGCGAATGCCCACAATAGCATGACCATTCAGCGGCCCACTCGACAGTCTCGCGTATCATTTGGCGGCTCTACCAAGAGCTGACAAAAATCACTTTTTGAAGGAAACATCAAATGGCAAACGTAAACAAGCCTTTTGGTCTGCGTCCTATCGGCAATCTGTCCGCTACTGGTGCCCAAAAACAGTACGGATACCTGATTAACGATAACCAGGCTGGGGCGATTTTCCAAGGCGACTTGGTAACCCTTGATAACGGTTACTTGGTCAAGTTCAACAACACCAACCACACGGTTGCCGTTGGCGTGTTCAATGGATGCAATTACATTGACCCCACCACAGGCAAGCCTACCTGGAAGAACTACTACCCTGGTTCTGTCAACATCACTTCCGGCCAGATCGTGGCTGACGTGATTGACGATCCAAGCCAGTTGTTCCTGATCCAGAGCGCAGGTACACCTACGCAGGCAAACATCGGTACCAATGCTGACATCACTGCCAGCACCACTGGTAGCACCACCACGGGCGTGTCCAACATGACCATGAGCGGTACTTTCACCGAGAACGCCGCTGCAAACCTGAAGGCTGTTGGTTTGTGGAACACACCGGACAATGAGATGGGCCAATACGCCGTTCTCGTTGTGATGATTAACGAGCACATGTACGGCAGCACTGGCACGCCGGGCTTTAGCACCTAAGGAGATCAATCATGGCAATTTCACGTGCACAACTGGTGAAAGAGCTTGAGCCAGGTCTCAATGCTCTGTTCGGTCTCGAGTACAAAAACTACGAGAACCAACACACGCAAATCTACTCCATCGAATCTTCGGACCGCGCGTTTGAAGAGGAAGTGATGGAATCGGGCTTCGGCGAAGCTCCTGTGAAGACCGAAGGCGCTGGCGTTGCATACGACCAGGCGCAAGAAGTCTACACTGCTCGCTACACCCACGAGACCATCGCCCTGGCGTTCTCGCTGACCGAAGAAGCCGTTGAGGACAACCTCTACGACCGTCTGTCGGCCCGCTACACCAAGGCTCTGGCTCGTTCAATGGCTCAAACCAAGCAGATCAAGGCTGCAGCTGTGCTGAACGGCGCTTTCACCACCTCTATCGGTGGCGACGGTGTTGCTCTGTGCTCGCTGAACCACCCCACTCTGGGCGGTCCTGACCTCGCCAACACTTTGGCCACACCTGCTGACTTGTCCGAGACCTCCTTGGAACAGTCTCTGATCGACATCCAAGCGTTCACCGATGAACGTGGTTTGAAGATCGCTGTGCAGGGCCTGAAGCTGATCATCCCCAAAGAGCTGCAGTTCACCGCTGACCGTATCATGAAGTCCACGCTGCGCGTCGGTACTGCTGATAACGACATCAACGCTCTGCGCAACATGGGCATGGTGCCTCAGGGCTACACCATCAACAACTTCCTGACCGATCCCGATGCGTACTTCATCAAGACAGACGCACCCAACGGCATGAAGATGTTCGAGCGTGTGTCCATGAAGACTGGTTTCGAAGGCGACTTCGACACCGGCAACGTCCGTTACAAGGCCCGTGAACGCTACAGCTTCGGCTTCAGCGACCCACGCGGCATGTTCGGTTCGCCAGGCGCAGCCTAAGCGAAAAGAGCCGGGAGTTCCCGGTCAAGAAAAAGGGGCTTCGGCCCCTTTTTCTTTTTGTCGATATGGGTTATATTGTGCCCATCCCGGATTTATTCGGTGTATCTGACAGCCCCGGGGCTGACGTCATGCAGACAGATACACCTCAACCGCATGAGGAATCAATCATGGCTTTGACCACCTTCTCCGGCCCAGTACGCTCGTTGAACGGCTTTATCGCTGGCGACGGCAGCACCATCACCAAAGTGCGCTCTGGCTCCGCTTCCCTAGATTTCGGCTCAATCAGCGCAGCTTCCCAGGCCAACCTGACCATCACCGTCACCGGCGCTGCCGTTGGCGACGAAGTCATCATGGCTCTGCCTGCTGCCCCTGCTGCCGGCCTCGTTTTCAACGCATTCGTCTCGGCTGCCAATACCGTGACCATCCGCGCGTCCAACATTTCTGGGTCTCCCGTGGACCCAGCTGCTGCGACCTATGGTGTGATCGTTATCGCTGCCTAACCAGGAGCTTTAAATGGCTGCCAGCAATATCCAGTCGGTACAGAAGACGGCAACCGCAAATGCCGTCTCCGGCCGCGCGCGTCTGCTGGGGGTTTACTTCACAAACACCGCCACCGCTTCTTCTGTTGTCCTCAAGGACGGCGGAGCCAGCGGCACAGCTCGTTTGTCGCTGCAGACCCCTGCTTCCGCAGGCTCACAGGACCTGATGATCCCTGACCAGGGCATCTTGTTCACGAGTGGCATTCACATCACTTTTGGCTCAGCAGACGTGACAAGCGTTACGCTGCTGTTCGAAGGCGGAGCGGCTGTCTAATGGCTTCCAAAGGCATGGGCATCAAAACCTCGGTGAAGAGCGGAAACTTCCGTGCCACCAAGGAAGGCGCAGGCATGACCAAAAAAGGCGTTGCGGCGTACCGCAAGGCCAACCCTGGAAGCAAACTGAAGACGGCGGTGACTACCAAGACACCGACGGCTGCAGAGGCAAAGCGCCGAGCATCGTACTGTGCGCGGTCCGAGGGCCAGATGAAGGATTTTCCTGAAGCTGCCAAAGACCCAAACAGCAGGCTCCGCCAAGCGCGAAAGCGTTGGAGGTGCTGAATCGTGGAGATGATGGTATGGAACGTCGTTTTGACAGCGATCGTGGGACTCATGGGATTTTTGCTTAAAAGCAAGTTCGATGAGCTGTCCCGGATCAGCATTTTGCTGAACCGGACCCGCGAAGAAGTTGCCAGGGACCACGTCACCCGTAGGGAAGTGGACGATCGGATTGAAAAACTGGTCAGCCACATGGATCAGAGGTTTAATCGACTCGAGCAAAAACTCGATGACATCCAAAAAGGACGGACGATATGAAAGCACCGATGAAAATGGTCAAAAAAGGCGGCAAATCAGTGCCTGCTTTTGCAGCTGACGGCGTTGGCAAGATGAAAAAAGGTGGCATGGCCATGAAGTCCGCTTCGGACAAAATGGGTCGTGCTGTTTCTCGTAAAACGGCCGACGTCAAGGGCCGTGCAATGAAAAAAGGAGCATGATCATGGCTGGAAGAGGAATGGGTTGCGCCACTCGTGGCGGCGGTGCTGTTGAAAGCGGCCCCAAAAATCGCGTCATGTCTGAGCCAAGCAAAAAGTCTGGCCCTGTGATGATGAAAAAGGGCGGCATGGCCAACAAAGGCGGCATGAATGAGCACAAGCGCATGGCCATGGGCAAGCCCGTTGGCAAAATGGGCGGTGGCATGATGACCAAGGCCTATAAAAAGGGCGGGGCAGTCTGCTAAATGGCCACTTCAGGCACTACCTCATTCAACCTGTCGATTGACGACTTGGTTGAGGAAGCATTTGAGCGATGCGGCATACGGGCGACCAGCGGGTATCAACTCTCGTCAGCCCGTCGCTCACTCAACTTGCTTTTCCTTGACTGGGCCAATCGCGGGCTGAACCTGTGGACAATCGAGCAGGCTACTTTCCCGTTGACCGCTGGCGTCAACGAGATTTCGTTGGACGAATCGGTTGTCAACGTGCTTGAGGCGGTCATTCGTCAGAACAACCAAGGCATCAACACTGATGTCTACATTGAGCGCATCAGTCGTGAGGACTGGCTCAATGTCCCTGACAAAACAACGCGGGCTCGGCCTGCGCAGTTTTACGTTCAGCGCACCAACGTTCCGAAGGTGTACTTCTACCCGGCGGCAGACCAGAACTACACGTTCGTCTACTACCGCATCCGTCGCATCCAGGACGCAGGCAACTACACCAACACGGCAGACGTGAACTTCCGCTTCTTGCCCTGTTTGGCGTCCGGCTTGGCGTACTACCTGTCCCTCAAGTTTGCTGCTGACCGCGCTGCGGCGCTCAAGGCAATCTATGAGGAAGACTTCCAGCGCGCTGCTCTGGAGGATCGCGACACCGCAAGCGTGCAATTCGTACCGGATTTGGGGGTATGACATGGCTTTTGCGACCGGCAAATTCTCTTATGGGCTGTGCGACTACTGTGGTCAGCGGTATCAGTACAACACCCTGCGCAAAAACTGGCGCGGCTTTATGGTGTGTCCAGACGATTACGAGCCGAAAGAGCCGCAACTCGAGCCCCTGCGCTACAGGGGCGATGCCATCGCCCTGCGCGATCCGCGTCCCGATCGCATCGAGCCTGTGTCCGTCTTTGTTGGCGCACCAGGCTTTACCGCTTTTCAAAGTTATGGCAGCGTGCGGGGCGGCACCAACATGCAGCCGTACGTACAAGACCAGGCGCTCATCGCGCAGGGTGTTGTCGGATCAGTGACTGTGAGCATCACATGAACTACAACGAACTTGTCACCAACATCCGCAACTACACCGAGGTAGGAAGCAATGTCTTTACCGAGCCGGTGATCAACACCTTCATCACGATGGCGGAGAACCAGATTCTCCGCGAGATCGACCTGGATGTGTTCAAGCTGGAAGTTACGGGCAACATGACTCAGGGCAACAAGTTCCTGACTGCCCCATCTGACCTGCTTACGCACCGTTACATGATCTTGACGGCCTCCAATGGCGACCAGATTTTCTTGGACTTCCGAGACACGTCCTTCATGAAGGAGTATTGGGCCAACGGCGCTACGCAGGGCACTCCCAAATACTATTCAGTGTGGGACCAAAACACTTTTTACATTGCACCCACGCCAAACCAGAACTACAGCGTGGAGCTGGGCTATATCTATCGTCCAGCGCAGCTGTCTTCCACCAACCAGACCACCTGGATCAGCAACAACGCACCTGAAGCGCTGTTGTACGCATGCCTGATTCAGGCCTACAGCTACACCAAGGGACCTGCGGACATGATGCAGTATTTCCGCGCGGCCTACAAAGAGGCCATACAGGGCTTGGGCACTGAGCAGCAAGGTCGCCGTCGTCGTGACGAATATCGAGATGGTATGCTTCGTATTCCACTTAAGTCGGAGTCACCAGGGCCATGATTACACCTCCCGTTCAAGTCTTTACAGGCAGTGTTTTTGTTGAAACAACGCAGTCTCGCGGTTGGACAGCTGAAGAGCTGGCCGCTCGCGCCGCTGACAAGATCATCTACATCGGTGATCAGTCGCACCCAGCGGTGCAGGCGCAGGCCCGAGCATTTAAGGAAAACGTCAAACAGGTGGTGGCGTTTTACTTGAAAGAGGCAATTGAGCAGGACAGAGCAACAATTGCGGCCAGGCTTACCCAAGCTGGCCACCCCAACTTGGTTCATTTACTAGGAGATTAAAATGGCATTCAACGGCAACTTCATGTGCACCAGCTTCAAAGTACAGCTGATGCAAGCGGTGCACAACTTTACGGCCAGCACTGGCAATACGTTCAAACTGGCCTTGTACGACAACACCCCGTCGTTCACCGCTGCGACAACTGCCTACACCACCTCTGGTGAAGTGTCGGCTTCCGGCAGCTACTCAGCTGGCGGCGGTACGTTGACCAACGTTACGCCGACCTCTAGCGGTACAACAGCGTTCACAGACTTTGCTGATCTGTCGTTCACCAGCGCGACCATTACCGCTTTTGGCGCTTTGATTTACAACTCCTCAGCGGCAGGCAATCCAACCGTTTGCGTGCTGGATTTTGGTGGTGCAAAAACGTCTACCGCAGGCACTTTCACCATTATTTTCCCGACTGCTGACGCTACAAATGCGATTATCCGAATTGCATAAAAGCTGTAGATGGCCAATGCAGCTGTTGCCTTTGACGGATGGAACGCGTCTGGCGTAGGCTGGGGAGAACAGCCTT